GCCCTTACTGGGATCAAGAGCTTCTCTGGTGGGCTTTCCGGGGAGAGTTATGGCAAGGTCGCCGCCGGGATCCGGGGAATGCTTGACGCGGCTTCCAAACGCGAGATGGCGATCCTTCGCCGTATTGCCCGGGGAATCGTCGAGGCCGGCAAGAAAATTATCGCCATGAATTCTGAATTCCTCTCCGAGACCGAAGTGGTCCGAGTAACCAACGAGGAATTCGTCACGATCAATCGTGAAGACTTGAAAGGCAATTTTGACCTCAAGGTGGATATTTCCACTTTCGAGGTTGACAATTCAAAAGCACAAGATCTAGGGTTTATGTTGCAAACCTTGGGTCCGAATATGGATCCAGGAATCATGATGTATATTCTTGCGGAGATTGCCGAGCTCAAGAGAATGCCGGTCCTGGCTCACCGGCTGCGGAACTGGAAGCCCCAGCCTGATCCGATGCAGGAGCAGCTCAAGCAGCTTGAGCTTCAGAAGCTCCAACTCGAGATCGCTGAACTTCAGTCGAAGGTACAGCTCAACCAGGCCAAGGCGATGGAATCGACTTCTAGCGCCAACCTCAAGGAGCTCGAACGAATCGAGGAAGAGACCGGAACCAAGCACGCGCGCAAGATCATCGAGCAGCAGGCACAGGCCCGAGGCAATCAGCACCTGGAGATCATCAAGAGCCTGCTCAAGGAGCGCAAGCCGGAGGAGTCCCAGCCCGACATCGATGCCGCCATCGGTTACAACACTCTGAGCGATTTGATCGAGAAGGAGCGCCTTCTCGGCCCCGATATGATTCCTCCCGTAACCTGAAAGGAAACTAAGTATGCCGGTCACTGTAGAAGATCTTGAGAGACAGCAGGAGAACCTCCAGGCCATTGTCGCCAAGCGAGATCTGATCCTGCGTCTGGAGAAGAACCAGGATTTCCGTAAGCTCATTCACGAGGACTTTATCGTCCAGGACTGCGCCAACTACGTTCATGAGTCGAACGATCCTCGACTTACTCCGGAACAGCGAGCCGACGCGCTGGCAATGGCGCAGGCGGCCGGATGCCTCAAGCGCTATCTGACGATCTGCGTGCAGATGGGCAATCGTGCTGAGCAGGAAATCAAGCAGATTTCTGATACACTTGATGAAGTTCGTAGTGAGGAAAGCTGACAATGGAAAATCTGGATATTCTGAACATGACGGACGACGAGTTCTCCAAGCTCTCGCCGGATTCTGTTCTCACCGAGGATACCGAGCCTGTTGATCAGCAGGCCAACGGCGATCCTGCGCTTGAGGCAGGGAACCAGGAGAGGAGTGAGGAGAAGACCGCCGAAACCGAGCTTGCTCAGGAAAATACCCAGGAAGAGACCGAGGCTCCTTCCGGAGAGCAGCCTGGGTTTGTGGAACGACCGGACCAGCAGAATACCGAGCCTCCGGCCCCGGCCGAGCTCGCTTCCGCTGAGAATCCGGTCCAGACGCAAGCCCAGAATGACGGGAAGCTCGAATCCAGATCCGAGCCGGAGGGCAAGCCTACCACCTCGGAAGGTCCCGACTACGAGGCCTTCTACAAGCAGGTGATGGCACCCTTCAAGGCCAACGGGAAGCTGATTCAGCTCCAGTCGCCGGACGAGGTGATTGCGCTCATGCAGATGGGCGCAAATTACACCAAAAAGATGCAGGCTATCCAGCAGCACAAGAAGTACTTGATGATGCTGGAGAACAACGGTCTGCTTGATGAGCAGAAGCTCTCGTTCCTGATCGACCTCGACAAGAAGAATCCCGAGGCGATCAAGAAGCTGCTCAAGGATGCCAACGTCGATCCTCTCGAGGTCGATACCTCTGAGGAGGTCAATTACCAGGGCGGTGCCCACACCGTCACCGACCAGGAAGCAGCTCTTGCCACGGCCATCGAGGAGATCAGCTCGATGCCCAATGGCAGAGACACGCTTCAGTCGATTCAGGCCTGGGATGCCGAGAGTAAGAAGTTCCTCTGGGAACATCCCGAGATCATGTCGTTGATCCACGATCAGCGTCAGAACGGTATGTACGACCGTATCAACGCAGAGATCGAGCGTCAGCGTCTCCTGGGACAGGTTCCCTTGGGAGTACCCTTCCTCCAGGCTTACAAGGCCGTGGGCGATGCGATGATGGCCCGTGGGGCCTTCGATGACATCATCAAGAAGCCCGCTCAGCAGGCTCCGGTAGCAGTACGGCCGGCCAGGACTCTGACCAAGCCTGCTGATAACAACAAGGTCCGTGCAGCGGCTCCGCCGCGTTCTGCTCCCCGTCCGGCCAAGGAGGCCATCAATATCCTGGCCATGAGCGACGAGGAGTTTGCAAAACTCGAATTCAAAATCTGAAAGGATTAAATCATGGCCTTCACTGGACTCAACTACAACCCCGATGGTAGTGGGATCGCTTCGATCGATTCGGCTGCTGGCAAGTCCCAGCAGATGAACACCTTCTACTGGCTGAAGAAGGCGATCATCGAGGCTCGCAAGGAGCAGTACTTCATGCCTCTGGCGAGCGTGGTTGGAATGCCGAAGCACTACGGCAAGACGATCAAGTGCTACGAGTACGTTCCGCTGCTCGATGACCGGAACGTCAACGACCAGGGTATCGATGCCGCTGGCGTCAAGATGACCCCGGGCAAGTGGGCGGCCTTCAACGCGGACGGTAAGCGCATCGTGGACAGCACGACCGGAGAGCCGGTCGAGTACGACGATGCCGCTACCGCCCGTACGGCCGCTGGGGCGACCGGATCGATTCGTCAGCAGGGCGGCAATCTGTACGGCTCGAGCAAGGACGTCGGTACGATCGTCGGCAAGCTGCCGGTGCTCGGGGAGAACGGTGGTCGGGTCAACCGGGTCGGTTACACCCGCCTCCAGCGGGAAGGCTCGATCCACAAGTTCGGCTTCTTCTACGAGTGGTCGAAGGAGTCGATGGATTTCGACTCCGATCCCGAGCTTCAGAGCCATCTGAGTCGCGAGCTGATGAATGGCGCGGTGCAGATCACCGAGGCGGTCCTTCAGAAGGATCTGCTCGCTGAAGCGACCACGGTGCTCTTCGCGGGTGGCGTAGCGACTGATGACTCGGAGCTCACTGGTGAGGTTGTCCCCGCCGATGCGGTGGCCGGGACGCCGGAGATCCCGAGCTCGGTCGTCACCTACGAGGATCTGGTGCGGCTCGACCAGATCCTTAACGACAACCGCACCCCCAAGCAGACCAAGGTGATCACCGGATCGCGTCTGATCGACACCAAGACGATCCCTTCGGCGCGGGTGATGTTCGTCGGCTCCGAGCTGGTGCCGATCCTGCGAGCGATGAAGGATCTGCACGGCAACCCGGCCTTCATCCCGGTCCAGCACTACGCGGCCGCGACCACGGTGCTCAACGGCGAGATCGGCTCGATCGACTCGTTCCGCATCGTGGTGGTGCCGGAGATGCAGCACTGGGCGGCGGCCGGGGCAGAGGTCACGGACAATCCGGGCTTCCGGGCCTCGGTCGGGATGGACGGCAAGGAGCACTACGACGTCTTCCCGATGCTGGTCGTCGGCGATGACTCGTTCACCACCATCGGTTTTCAGACCGATGGTAAGACCGTCAAGTTCCAGGTGATCACCAAGGTCCCTGGGACCGAGACCGCCGATCGCAACGACCCCTACGGCGAGACCGGGTTCAGCTCGATCAAGTGGTTCTACGGAATCCTGGTCAAGCGGCCCGAGCGTCTCGCTCTGATCAAGACCGTCGCCCCGATCTAATCTTAACGGACCCGGGGATCTGAAAAGATCCCCGGGCCTTCCCTTCTCTGCCAACACAATCAAAGGACAGATTCAAATGAGTGAGCTCGAAACCACCCCTGAGACTTCCGAGGTCATGCAGGCCGTTGAGGAGCAGATCCCGCTCCCTGACGACAAGGCCCTTCTCATGCAGCGAGCGAAGCTGATGGGGCTCAAGGTCTCGCCGAATATCGGCGTTAAGACTCTCAAGGCTCGCATCAAGAAGGCTCTTGAGCAGGAGGAGGAAGAGGAGCCTGAGATTCCGGCAGAACCAAAGCCGATGAGCAAGCCGAAGAAGAAGCGGGGCCTGTACCAGAAGGTGCAGGAAGAGAACATGAAGCTGGTCCGGCTGCGGATCACCAACCTCGATCCGAAGAAGAAGGATCTCCCCGGCGAGATCTACACTGTCTCCAGCAAGTACCTGGGGACAGTACGCAAGTTCGTACCCTTCGGTGAGGTCACTGAGAACGGTTATCACGTGCCTTATTGCATCTATAAGGCACTCAAGGCCAAGAAGTTCCTCAATATCCGAGTCATCAAGGGCCCCAAGGGTGAGCGGATCGAGGCGAACTACGTCCCCGAATTCGCTCTCGAGATCCTGCCCCCGCTGACCCAGAAGGAACTCCAGAAGCTGGCCACGATTCAGGCAGCTGCGGCTGGGAATGGCTGAGTCTCTTCCTTCTTGGTTCCCTGTTTCAGCAACGGGCCAGCGGTTAATAGCCGTCTGGCCGTTGCCCTATCAAAGGATGAATTGAGATGGGTGCTGAAATCCCTGATCCCCAGGGTACGAAGTCCGAAATTCTCGCCGAGAAGATCTTCCTGGCTCTCGTTGGCGATCTGAACGTCAAGATCCCCCAGGTCGATCTC